TCCATCGATGGTGGTGCCCCGGTCGGCGTGACCGTGACTCCAGGCCCTACGGCCATTCAGACGACAACAGTAGGCAGCCTCAGCCCCGGCAACCATCAGGTTGTCATCGCCTGGAACGGAGCGCCCGCCGATGTTCTGTACCTGATTGGGGTGGCGGGGGAAAACAACACTGGCGTAATAGTCGACAATGCTGGCAGGGCTGGCATCACCTCTACCAACTGGTCTTCTTCGGTCCCCTTCGGGACCGCCTACAACGGCGGTCCGAGCCTGCCAGCAGATCTGGTCATCTGCTCCCTGGGGCTGAATGATGCGGCCCAGTCGATCGTCGACTCCACCTGGGTTCAGAACATGGGCACCTACCTGAACAACGTCAAGTCCACCAATAACGGAGAGACCGACATCATTCTCGTCCTGATGCACGATGGGAACTTCACGAACCCCCAGATCTACGCGAACTACTCCAGTCGCATCAAGGACCTTGCGGAAAACTACAGCGCGGCCCTCGTGAATCTCTGGGCAATAGGCCGGAACTCCTGGGACTACTGGAATAGCTTCGGCTACTGGGGTAACGCCACCACTCCGGGCCCTTCCGGTACTGACAATGTGCACTTGTCCGACGCCGGTCATGCATACGTGTCGAGCATTATCACCCCCATTGTCATGTCCTAGGAGGACTGATGCCCTACACGGCCAAGCAGCGGGCGATGTTCAACGCCCGAGCCAAGAAGGATCCGAAGTTCAAGAAGCTGGCTGCTGAAGCCAACTCCATGCCCGTCAAGAAGGCCGCCAAGAAGGCGGCCACCAAGAAGAGGAGTAAGTGATGGCAGACGCATCGAAGAAGAAGAAAGCTCCCCTCGGCTCCGGCAGTCGATTCGCTGCGGTAGCGAAGGCCGCTGGTGGCGGAGAGAAGGGCAAGAAGGTTGCTGCGGCTGTGGGTCGCAAGAAGTACGGCGAGAAGAAGATGGCTGCGATGGCCGCTAAGGGCCGGAAGCGGAGTAAGTAATGGACCTGTACAGGAATCCCGAGTTCGAGCCTCAGGATGAAGAGTACGAGAACCGCCAGGCGGATACCCATGACTATCCGACAGAGATCGCGGGCCCTGGTGGCAAGACCACGAACATCGAGAACAACGAGCGAGGCATCCTGGACGCCGTAGTCTTCCGGGCTATCGGCACCGAGGTCTATGCGCCGCTTGGATCCGAACATGACGCTCACAAGGTGGGCATTTACACCACGAATAGCGCGGGAGATCGAGACTAATGGCAGTACAGAAAAAGGCTGAGACTACCACCGACGGTAGTCTTCTGAAGATTGGCGCACTGGTCAACCTGGTTTCGGGTGGTCGCACGCTTGAGAACTATGAGGTTCTTGCCATCGACGACAAGTTCATCAAGTTCCGTGGCAACGTTCAGGTCGCTCCGCAGACTGAGATTGTCCTGATCCCCCACGCGAAGATCGAAGCCCTGGGGTTGCGCAATGAACGATGACGAACGGTGCTTCATGTGCCGTCAGTACCTGACCATTTGCAGGTGCTGGTGATGGCAGGCAAATTCAAGAAAGGCGCCCGTTGTTCGGGCGCCTGTCAGACCAAGGATCATCGCACGTTCGGCGAGTGCATGCGAGCCAAGAACCTGAAGCTCTCCCCTGCGGTGAACGGCGACTACGGAACCAGGCAGGCAGCTTGGGACAGGGAGCTTGATAGCTACGAGTCTGCCGTCAAGCAGGGCATTCAGCCGCGAGGAACCAAGCAGGCCCAGGTGGACGACGCCGTTCGGCGGAGCGAAGAGACCGGGAAAGCCTTTATAGCCTAGGAGAAGAGATGGCAGGAGAACAGTTAGTAGCAGTAGTCAATCCAGACGGAAGCCTAGTGGGAAGCGGTGGCGGCTCTAGTAACGTCACTGTTACTAACTTCCCTGCGGTCCAGCCGGTTTCTGGAACCGTGACGACAGTGCCGTCCGGCATTCAGAACGTGAACGTGAGCAGCCCCTCGCCCCTTCCGGTACAGGTGGTATCGGGCAACACCTTCACCGGCTTCTACTCATTCTCCATCTCCGATCTGCCCGGCGTGGTAGGGACCAACACTTTCGCGACCCTCATGAACGAGACGGGTTCCGGCAAGGTCTTCCAGGTGTTCTCGATCGCCGTTAGTTCGTACATAGCTACCGGCACCAGCACCACCCCGAACTCCATGATCTGCCAACAGATCATCAGCTCTACTGGTGGCACCCTCCAGAACCAGGCCACTATCGCCAGGCTCGACAGGACTATGCCCGCGCCCGTTGGCGCGGTCAGAACTGCGAACCCATCGGTCTTCACTGCGGCCCAGATCATCTCATTCCCTCCGCCAACAACCGTGGGTGCCGGAAATGACGTCAACCGAGTCGTAGTCACTCAGGACAGTGGCATTGTTCTTCGCCCCAGCGAGGGCATCAGGTTCTATACCACCGCTGGTACTACCGCCCAGAACTGGAACATTGAATTCAGCTGGGGTGAAATCTGATGGCAGCAGAACAGACAGTACGAATAGACTCGTCGACCCCGGTATCCATAGCAGTCTCTGGCCAGCCAATTAGTACGACCGTCGTCACCTCGGCTGCGGCCCCGATCTTTACGACCAACGTGCTGGACCCGGGCATCACCGGCGTCTATGTCACCTCCCTGCCAGACATTCCCGGCGTTGTGGCGGCAAACAACTTCGTTTCGCTGTTCAACCCTGTCGGATCTGGCAAGATGATCTCCGTCTTCTCCGCCACGGTTAGCTCATATCTGGTCACCGGTGGCACCAATGTCAGAGCCTCGCTCCTGGCTACTCGCATAACCGCAGCCTCGGGAGGGACCCTCCTGCCCGCGTCGTCCATCGCCAAATCCAAGAGCAGCTACGCCGACCCGGCCGCACAGGTGCGAACCGGCAATCCAACCGTTACATTCACCTCTAATGTGATCGCCTTCCCCCCTCCCGTTGGTGCCGACACGGCTGGCAGCAGCGATCGGGTGGTAGCCGCCACAGGAGCTTCCGTTATCTGCGCGCCAGGCGAGGGCCTGGCGTTTCACACGGCCAGCGGAGACATCAACCAGACCTGGAACATTTCATTCGCTTGGGGCGAAGGCTAAATCTAAGGAGCGTTATGGCTGCTACATTCGATCTGATCGTGCAGCGGGTGAAGCAGCAGCTTCTTGGCTACACCCGAATCCAGGAGTCGGTATCCTATTTGGCCAACGACATGACAGGCCTCGATGTTGTATTTCAGGTTGACCCCGAGACGGTGACCAACATCTCTAGGGGCATCGTGGAAGTCGATGACGAGATGATTCTCGTCAAGAAGATCGACAGGCCGACAGGCCTGGTAACCGTACTGGCCAATGAGAATGGGCGGGGAGTGGAAGGAACCACAGCCTCCGCCCATTCGGCCAACGCTATCGTCATCGCGGATCCTCGCTATCCGAGGATCCGCATCAAGGAAGCGATTAACGACACCATCAGGGCTATCTATCCTGACATCTGGGTGTTCGGCGAGTTCGAGTTCAACTACGCGGCAGCCCGCTACGAGTACCCGATCCCGGTCGAAGTCGAAGACGTGTACAAGGTGACCTGGAACACTATCGGCCCGTCCGCCATCTGGCGTCCGGCTCGCACCTACAGGTTCAATCCTCAGGCGTCCACCGGCCCCCAGGTCAAGCCGACGCCCCCACCTACCGGGAAGACCATTCAGATCCTGGATGGAGGGATCGTCCCCGGAAGGACGATCCGTGTAACATACAGCAAGAAGCCTAATGTGCTGGTCAACGGCAACGATGACTTCGAGCTTACTACGGGATTGCCGGACCGGATGATCGATATGATTACCTACGGCGCCTGTTGGCGACTGCTGCCCAGCTGGGAAGCCGGACGACTTCAGCAGCAGGCCATTGAGGCCACCGAGCGAGCGCCCCTGGTGCCCACCGGGGCGGCTTCTGATGCATCCAAGTACTTCCTTGGCCTGTATCAGCGGCGACTCGATGAGGAGCGCGACAGGCTGTTCCGCCTCTTCGAGAACTTCCAAACTTTCAATTCGTAAGGAGCAACCATGGTTGTGCGTTTCTATAGCTCGGTTGCCCCCGAGACCACTCTCAGCTCTGGTATCACCAATGCCAGCACCTCGATCACCGTGGGTTCGGTCACTGGATTCCCTGCGAATACGCCGTACACCCTGGCGCTCGACTATGAAGGGGCAATCGAAGAGCTGGTTCAGGTCAACGCAGCAGCGGGCACCACTCTGACGGTAGCCCGTGGCGTGGACGGGACCGGCGCAGCCGCCCACAATGCCGGTGCGAGGGTGCGTCACGTCTCCTCCGCCCGAGACTTCGCCGACTCAAGGTCTCACGAGAACTCCGCAAACGGAGTTCACGGACTGAGCCCCAGCGAGGATCTGGTAGGTACCGAGAAGGTACAGACCCTATCCAATAAGACGTTCGTCAACGCAACGGGCTCGCTGAGAAACATCACGGTCAACAATACCGGCGGCACCCCGCTGGCAATAGTGGGCGACGGAGTCAACGACACCGACTCGGCCCTTACTGTACAGCCCAGCTCCATCCTTCCCGCGACTGTCAGGATTCTGAACAACGGGCAGATCAGGACGATCAACACCACGACGATCGATGCGTCCAACACGAGCTACAGGTTCAGGGCCGTCAAGTCTGGCGGTGCGGACATCTTCGCGGTCCTGTCTGGCGGATCG